GGCCGAGCGCACTGTTGGGCACGTAGCGGAACGGGTGGTCCTCGCCGCGGTGCTCGAACAGCCACTCGACGACGGACGCCTCGCGGCCGAAGTCCTGCTGCCAGGTGCCGGTCAGGGCGAACGACTCGGAGCGGTCGCCGCGCTCGGTCGAGCCGTCCAGCAGGTCGATGTTGTCGCCGTACTCGACGCTGGGCTCGAGCTGGCAGGCGCGCACCTGCCGGCTGAAGTTGACGAGCACGTCGTCGCCGCCGATGTGCAGGGTGCCGGGGCCGATGGTGATGGATGCCATGGTCAGTCCTCCGAGGTGAGTGAGGTTTGGACGGTGAGTTGCAGGCCGGGGAGCGGATCCGGGGCCAGGTTGGGCAGCTGGATGCCGACCGGCTCGGCGTCGACCGGGCCGAGCACGCCGAGGGCCAGCGGGAGCATGACGCCGAGGGCGTCCAGCTGGCCGGGCACGTCCAGGCCGCCGGGGGCGATCAGGTAGACGCGCCAGTCGACCAGCAGCTCGTCCAGGGCGAGCGTCGCGTCGGTGCTGATGGTGCCGGGGGTGACCCAGGCGCAGGGCGGCTCGAGGTCGCGCGGATCCAGGTAGGCGGTGACGCCGGCGGCGTCGAGCAGCTCGACGAGCTGCCGGGCGCCGTCGGCGAGGGGGACGGGGCCGGCCATGTCAGCCGACCGCCGGGGCTGTCGAGCCGTCCAGCTTCAGCAGGCGGCTGACGTCGGGATCGTGCCGGGCAACATAGCTGGTGCCGGCCTCGGTCATGCCCTCGATGCCGGCCGGCGAGTTGCGCCGGCGGAACAGGCGCGCGGCGAGCATGGCCGCGCCGAGCTTGACCGAGGCCGACCAGACTGCCGGGTTGGCGCTGTCGCGGACGACCGGCAGGCCGTCGACGTAGTCGACGGTGGCGGCAACGACCATGGCCAGTTCCGCGGCGTCGGCGGGCGTGTCCTTGGACTTGAGCCAGGCGTGCACGTCAGCGCCGGTGAGCTTCTCGGCCATGGTCGTTACCTCCCTTCCGTTCTCGAGCTCGAGCAGCTGCTACGCGACCGTGGTGGCGAGGATGGTCCGGCGGTCGTGCACCTGCAGGTAGCAGTAGCCGTAGACGCCGAGGTCCACGCCGCCGTTGGCGACGTTGAGGGCCTGCACCGCGATGGGCGGGTTCACCTCGTAGAAGGTCGCGCCGCGGCGGTCGCCGGCGATGATCGCGCCCGAGGCGAGCTCGGGGTTGACGCTGAAGCCGATGCCGCCGGCGTTGCCGCTGGTGGTGCCGAGGTTGAGCTCGCCCTGACGCTGAAGCCACCAGGGCACCTCGTCGGCGCTCAGGTTGACGAAGTCGCCCCAGACGTCCGCGGCCATGCTCACGTAGTCGATGCGGGCGCCGAGGCCGGCGGCCTGCGTGCCGAGGGTGGCCAGGGCGCCGGTCACGCTCGTCTGCGGGGCGACGACGGTGGCGGCCTCGAGCAGCCGCTCGAGCACGTAGCGCTCGGCGTCGGAGCGGCTGTCGTCGGTGGCCTTGCGCAGGACACTGACGATGAAGCCGGCCACGCCGAAGTCGACGTAGGCGCGGTCGAAGTCCCAGCCGCCGGCGTTGCGGTACGCCTTGCCGCGGGCCGGGCGGGTCTCCCACCGGTTGGAGTGGATGAGCGCCTTGTTGCCGGCGTACTCGCGCACCTCGGGCCCGGCGGTCGTGCCGGCCGCGGTGTCGGCCTGCTCGGCGCCCTCGGCGTCCAGCTTCGGGGTGCCGTCGGCGTTGCGCTGGACCGGGGGCACGTACTCCCAGCTGTCGACGTAGAGCGACGTGAGCCGCTCCGGGGTGCCCAGCGATTCGATGACGGGGCGGTCGGTGCGGGCGGCCTGCCAGAGCTCGCCGATGAACTGGGGGGCGAGCAGCTGCTCGGCGCCGTCGTGCGCGGGAACGATGTCCTGCAGGCCGTTCGCGGCCTCGAGGGTGATGACACTGCCGAGGGCGCGGCCCAGGCCGGCGGTGTTGCCGTTGCGCAGCTCCTCGAGGATCCGGCCGGCGGCGGCCTGCAGGTCCATGCCGCGGCTCGCGGTGCGGCCCAGCGGGGTCGGCGCCGGCGCCTGCGCCTCGACCGTGGCGGCCGGCGCCTGGTAGGTCAGCGGGGCCGGCGCGTTGGCGGCGGCGACCGCGGCAGGCGGGGTGACGCCGGATCCGCCGGCAGGCGGCGCGTCGGTGAGCTGGTCACGGGTCATGGCGGGGGTGTCCCTTCGGTTGGCGGCGACGCTGGTGACGCCGGCGTTTGTGTAGGCGGGAATGGTGACGAGCGAGACTTCGCGCAGCTGGGCGCGGTGCACGATGAGGTTGCCGGCGTCGTCCCAGCTGTATTCCTGCACGGTGGTGCCGACGCTCAGGCCGTCGCGCAGGCCGTTCGCGGCGTTGGCGAGGGCGACGTCGCCGCGCTCGCCCTCGGGCACGGTGAACGACGCGCGCGCCTTGTCGGCGCTGTCGGTCAGCGCGGTCATGACGCCGACCGCGGCGCTGTAGGAATCGTGCTGCTCCAGCAGCTTGACGCGCTCGAGCTCGGCGGGGACCTCGAGGGATCCGGGCAGGTAGATGGTCGGGCCGGCCGAGGTGATGCCCACGACGTTGTACTCGACAATGTCGCCGTCGATGGTGCGGGCGCCGGCCGAGGCGGTGACCGGCAGGGACGCGACCAGCTGCAGGGGCGTGTGGCGCAGTGTCGGCGGGACGGTGTAGGTGGTCATGCGTTCGCTCCCTCGAGCACGTAGCCGGCCTCGAGGGCGCGGCATTCCTCAGCGGTGTAGATGCCGGCGTCAATGGCGGCCTTGTAGGCGGTCATTCGCTCGCCGAAGTTGCCCTGCAACAGCGCGCTGGTGTCGAAGCGGCACCAGTGGCCGGAGGGCAGCACGTCGTCGAGCGACAGCCGGCCCTCAATGGCGGCCATGTAGGGCTTGAGCGCGTAGTCGATGAGCTCGCGGGAGCGGCTCGGCGCGTTGCTGTAGTTGAGGCTGGTGCCCTGCACGCTGGCGTCGACCGCCCAGGCCGGCAGTCCCATCGCGCGGGCCAGGTTGAGGGCGGCGATGTTGCGGCCCTCGATGAGCAGCTGCTCGACCGGCTGGCCCATGGCCTCGGCCTCGATGCTGGCATTGGTGAATCCGACGCCGCCGCCGCGCTTGCGCCGCGCGGCCCGCCAGGTGGCCAGCAGCTCCTTGATTTGCTCCCTGTTGAGCGGCTCGCCGGCGACCTGGTGCAGGTTGATGCTGGGCACCGGGTTCTCGGCGGCGTTGGCGGCGGCAATGTCGAATGACACGGCCTCACGGATCAGGCCGGCGCCGTAGTTGAGCAATCCCTCGTGCGGGCCGTCGATGCGCACGACGTCGCGCTGGGCGACCTCGCCGTAGCCGCGGGCGGCGACCAGCCGGCCGCGGGCGTCGACGGTGGCGTCCCACTCGGGAACCCAGCGCAGGCGGCGGGGCCGGTTGCCGTTGGTGGTGTCGGCGTAGCGCTCGGTGACGACCAGCCAGGCGCGGCCGTAGAAGATCAGCGAGTCGACCCACCAGGTGAGCGAGGTGTGCAGGGGCCGGCCGGCCTCGGGCTGGCGGCAGAGCAGGGACTGCTCGGCGGCGCGCTTGTTGCCGACCATGTGCACCAGCGGGAAGGTGGCGATTTGGCCGGCGATCAGGTGCCGGCCCTTGGCCACGGCGCCGAGGGACATGGCGCGGTCGCGGTCGACGGTCATGAAATCGGCGTCGGCGGATCCGAACATTTCCTCGAGGGTGAGGTGCTCGAGGGCGCCCTCGGGGGCGTAGGCGGACACGGCGCCGTCGTAGGGCTGGGTGGGCACCGGCAGGGGCGAGCCGGCCGCGGCGCGGGTGGCGAGCTGCTGCTCGCCGAGCTCGAGCAGGCGCGCGGCGCGGGCGGCGCGCCAACCCCCGGCGCCCATGATCATTGGCACGATGCTCACGACGTTGAGCATGGCGGGTGCCCCCGAACAATTTCCGGCAACCCGCGCGCGGCGCGGCGTGTCGGCGTGTCGGCGGGCCGCTAGGGTGGCGCACGGCACCCCCGCCAGGTTGAGGGCCGCCGGCTACACCCCCCGCCGGCGGCCCTCGGCTATTTCTTGGCCTCGCGTTGCTGACGGGCCCGGTCGAACGGCGTGTTGCCGGCGACGTCGGGGTGCACGTCGGCGAGGTGCCGCACGCCGAGCGCCTCGGCCGCGGTGCGCGTGTCGCGCAGGTGCCGCCAGCTGGGGCAGGCGGTGCAGTACGCGAGGGTCTGCGCCGGGGTCTGGTCGATGCGGATATTGGGCTTGGGCTTGGTCATGCGAAATACACCTCGGGGGCGGGCGCCGGCGCGGGCGCGTGCTCGGTCAGTCGGAGTGCCACGGTCAGGGCGATCAGGTCGGGGATGGGGCCGCGGGACTTGATCCGGTCCCACGCCCAGCCCTGGCCCATCGTGCGGGTGACGGCGTTGCCGGCGGCCTCGGCGAGCCGGCCGTCGGCGCCCTCGGCCAACAGCAGGCCGTTGCCGAGCACCCGCGCCTTGAGGGCGTCGCACGCCGTGGCGAAGTCGCGCGCGCCGAGGGTCTGCAGCTGGCCCATGCCTGGCGCGCCGGCGTCGCCGGCCCAGGTGTAGCGGGTGCGCAGCTCGTCGACGACGTCGCGGGTGGGGCCGCCGTCGTCGGCGCCGATCGCGCGGGGGCGCAGCTGCTGGCGGATCCGGTCCAGCTGGCCGGGTAGCCATTCGGTGCCGGGCCCCTCGGCGACGATGCGCGCCGCGGGCCGGCCGGCGGGCACGTCGTGCCAGCTGGCCCAGACGACCGAGCGGGACCGGTCGGCCGCGACCTCGAACGCGAGGGACACCTCGCCGGCGGCCGGCGGTGTCTGAGGCTGGGGGTAGAGCGACTGAAGCCAGGCCGGATCCAGGGCGTAACTCAGGTCGCCGGCGGCCGGGCGGTTCATGAATCCGCGCATCCAGGTGCCCGGATCGTCTCTGTACTCGTCGTGCAGCTGGCGCATGTCCTCGAGCGTGAACAGGTGCCCCAGGCCGGGGTGGAACGACCAGGACGCCTCGTCGTGCGGGTCGAGCCCCTCGGGCAGTGACCAGTCGAAGAATGCGACGTCGGTATGCTCGCCGCGCAGCTGGGCGGCGACCGCGGCGAGGCCGCGCTCGAGCAGGCCGTCGAAGAACAGCGACTCGCCGAACGGGCCGCGGGTGGACAGCCACCAGGTCTGCCGGCTGGGCCGGGTCTGCTGGGCCGGCCCGATAGCAGCATTCAGGTCAGCGCCGTCGGCCTCGGTCAGCGCGAACGCCTCATCCACGACGACGTCGTCAGGGGTATAGCCGTGCAGAGACTTGGGCGTCGGCGCGAACGGGTTGATGCTCGAGCCGGTGGGCAGGATCAGCGACTGCGATCCGGCGGCGAGGCGCACGTCGACGACGTCGCGCAGGGCCGGCGCCTCGAGCACCTTGGAAATGAGGTCCTTCCACCGGGCCGAGGCGTCTTTGCCGGTCTGCGCGGTGTAGAACGACCGCCGGCCCGGGTGGCGCAGGCCGCGGGTCGTCAGCGCGTTGCCGGTGGTCGTTGTCTTGCCCACCTGGCGCGGCGTCGTGCCGATGACCACCGGGTAGCGGTAGCGGCGCGGGTCGGTCGGGTGCTTCTCGGTCACGACTCGGATGAAGTACGCCTGCCAGGGCAACAGGGGCGTGCCGAGGGCGCGCGCCACCTTGAGGTTGGCGCCGAGCTCGTGCCGGGCGCCGCGGGTGGGCAGGGTCGCCGCGACGGGCCGGGCCGGGCCGAGCCGGTCCAGCCATTCATGCTCGAGGTGCGCCGGCGTCATGCGAGCGCCTCGAGCAGCTGCAGGCCGAGGAACTCGGTGTAGGCCGGCGGGATCGACTCGGAGAGCTCGCGCTTGGTCATGGCGTGCGCGTCGTCCAGGCCGAGCAGCTGGCGGATGACGGGGATCGTCGGGATGTAGCCGGTGCCGCGCTTGCGGTCGCGCGCCTCGAGCGTGTTCGCGCCGCCGTGGCCGTAGACGCTGGCGAACTTGATGCCGCGGGCGTGCTGGCACCCGCCGGCGCCGTGCAACCAGACATTGGACTCGAACTGGCGGTGCCGCTTCAGCTGCAGCGGCACGCCGTCGACGTCGTCGGCGCGCAGGCCGAACTCGGTGCCGCACAGGGTCAGGTAGTCCTCCATGGGCGCGCCGGGCACGTTCTCGAGCACGTAGGGCAGGCCGGTCAGCTTGACGAGCTCGCGCATGGGCGTGAGCAAGTCGATGTGCTCGCCGGTGGTGTCCAGGAACGCGGCGCGGGTGAATAGCTGGCAGGGCGGCGAACCATGGATCAGGGCGAAG